AACAGCAACTAATGATAGTGCTGTTACTATGGCAGCAGATTCATTTTTACTAATAAGTGGACAATATAAAGCAGCTTAATAATTATGTCTAGTGGATTCTAGGCAAGGAGAAAATAAAATGGCAATAACAAAAGAAATTATAGAAGATAAAATAGAAATAGTAGGAGAATATAAAAATATACAAATTCGTAATGCTACAGTTATCAAAGAAGATGGAGTAGAACTTACAAGAAGTTTTAACAGAAAAGTTCTTGAGTGCGTAACGTCTTCATATGATGGAAGTTCATGGACACACACAGACACAGATGTATCTGGTGAGTCTGCTGAAGTTCAAGGTATAGCTACATCAGTATGGACAGATTCTATTAAGGCTGCAAAACGAACTGCTAACGAAGCAGGTTCATTATAAAATTTTATAAAGAGATAAAGATATGACAACTAAAATACCAGTAGAACTCTCAAGCACTCCGGGAATATCTGATAGCTCTAATGCTACTGCTATTACTATTGATAGTTCTGAAAACTCTACGTTTGCAGGAAATATAGTAAAAGGCAATTTAACTATAAGTGATACAGAAATTGATTTATCAAGTGGTAATTTAACTTTAGATGTCGCAGGTAGTATAAAACTAAATGCAGATGGAGGGCAAATATCTTTTGAAGATGGTTCTACAGAAATAGGTGTATTTGAAAACTCTAGTTCAGACTTTCAAATGGAAGCTAAAGTTCAAGATAAAGATATTAAGTTTGTAGGCAACGATGGTGGTTCAGCAATAACTGCCTTGTCTCTTGATATGTCAGAACAAGGCTCAGCTCTATTTAATAATGCTATAGTTCAGACACACTCTAATGCAACACATTTTTTTGGAGGTTCAACTAGAAGTTTTGGAGATACTGCAGGAATAGGTACAGCAGGAGGAGATAATTTTCATCTTTCAGGTTCTAGTTCAGGAGACTTGGTTATAGCTGCTGCAACAGGTAAAAAGATGCTTTTTGGAACTGCCTCTTCAGGTATCAGTGAAAGTATGCGTATTACTGCTGCAGGTTTAGTTTGTATAGGAGATACAGAAGGTAGGGGAGGTTCTGCCGATGCACCAAAAAGATTACAACTAACAGGTGCAGAGTCAGTTATGGGTATTAAATGTACAACTGCTACTGACCCTTCACAAAGAACAGCTATACTTTTTAACGATAATGGTGGTACTTTGAGAGGTTTTATTTCTTTAAATAACGCATCTACTGTTTATAATACAAGTTCAGATTACAGGTTAAAAGAAATTATTGAACCTTTATCTAATGGTTTAGATAGATTAAATCAACTCAATCCTGTTAAATTTAAATGGACTGATACAGGTAATATACAAGAAGGTTTTATTGCACATGAAGTACAAGAAATTTATCCTGAAGCTGTAAGTGGTGAAAAAGATGCAGTTCACGAAGATGGTACTTTAGCTTTACAAGGCATGGATTACGGAAGAATCACACCATTACTTGTAAAAGCTATCCAAGAACAACAAGAACAAATAGAACAGTTAAAAGCTGAAGTACAAACTTTAAAGGAGAATAAATAATGGCAATTAATTATGCATGGGATGTGAGTACTGTCGACACTTACCCAACTAAAGACAGCAACGCTGATGTCGTGTATAACGTACATTGGAGACTAACAGCAACAGATGATACTAACAAAGATTCAGATGGTGAGTATTGGACTGCAGACAGTTATGGAAGCCTAAATTTAGATACAGATAATATCTCTAGCTTCGTAGCCTTTGCAGACCTTGATGCTGCTAAAGTACAAAGTTGGGTAGAAGCAGCTTTGACTGCAGATACTGTAACAGAACTAAAAGCAGGTTTAGATGCACAGATAGCTGAGAAGATTACACCAACATCTGTTACAAAACAAATCGGTTAAAAATATTATAGAGAGATAAAGACATGGCAATAACTAAAGTATCAGCAGCCCTCGTAGATTTAGATGGAGGAGTTGTAATTAATGAAAGTTCAGCAGATGCAGACTTTAGAGTTGAATCAAATGGTAATGCTGATATGTTGTTTGTTGATGGTGGTAATGATAATGTTTTATTAGGTACTCAAAATCAAGGTCACATAAGACTTAATCAACAACTAGGACTAGCAGTTACAGGTAATGTGTACGGTGGAATAAGCATGGCTACACATTCAAGTTCAGCAGGTGGTAATAGGTCACTTTTAGATTTTAATAGGTCAAGAAATACTACTATTGGCAGTCATACAGTAGTACAGAGCGGTGACTCACTTGGAACAATAGTCGGTAGAGGTGACGATGGAGATGAGTTTTTAGATGCAGCAAGCATAGACTTTGAAGTAGACGCAACTCCGGGAAATGGTGATATGCCGGGTCGGATAGTTTTTTCAACCACAGCAGATGGTGCTAACTCTGTTTCAGAACGAATGCGTATTGATTCTAGTGGTCGTGTGTTGATAGGTACATCAACTTCACCTAATAATGATTCGGATAATGCACATTATGCCAAGCTGATTGCTATGGGTAACACCAACTCTGCATCAGGAGATGGAAGGCTAACATTGGCAAGAGGCGAGGCAAGTGCAAGCCTTTCAAGTGGAGATGTTATAGGTATGATTGCCTTTTCCGATAACACATTCCATGACTTTGCACTAATAAAATGTGTAACAGATGCAGCTTCGGGAAGTGATGATAATCCAGGAGCATTGACTTTTGAAACTGTGCCTGATGGTTCAACTGCTAACGCAGAAAGGATGCGTATTGATAATAGTGGCGACATTAGGATTGGAGCCACAACTGCGCTTATTTCATCTACTGAAGTAGTTTCAATCAATAATAACATGAGAGGAAACACTCTAGCCTTATATACACAAGGCGGTGCAAATATTTTCTCAATAGATATGTGGAATAGTGTGGGAGGTTCTTGTAAACAGGTGCAATTTAGAAGTGGAGGCAGTGGAGCAGTTGTTGGCTCTATCACTTCTACAGGAGACAATGCAACACAATATAACACTTCTTCTGATTATAGATTAAAAGAAAATGTGAACTACACTTGGGATGCAACCACAAGATTAAAACAACTAAAACCTGCACAATTTAACTGGATTTCGGATGAAACTAATACAGCAGTTGATGGATTTTTAGCACATGAGGTTTCTTCCGTAGTGCCAGAGGCAGTGACAGGTGAAAAAGATGAAACTCAAACATTAAGCAATGTAGTTTTAAATTCAGGTAATAGGGTTATTGCACAAGATATAAGCGAAGATGATTGGACATCAGGTAAAGCTAACGCAGTTTTTTGGACAGAAGAAGATGTGCTGCCTGAAGGTATTTCAGTTGGAGATGTAAGAACAGAAGCTACATATCCTTCTGATAGTACATGGGAAGCATCTCATACTGAACCAATTTATCAAGGTATAGACCATTCTGTGTTAGTACCATTACTTGTAAAGACAATACAAGAATTAGAGGCAAGAATAACAACCTTAGAAGGCTAATATGGAAATTACAGGATGGTTACTATGGAATATATTTCTAACATTAGTAGTAGCTCCGCTTCTATATAGCATTCGTCAGAACACAGCAGAGATAAAAAGACTCGACATCCTTTTAAACAAAACGAGAGAAGAAATGGCAAAAGAATATGTAACTAAACAAGAAGTTAAAGACGACATGGCTCGTGTGTTTGATACGTTGGATAAAATTGAAGAAAAACTTGACAAGCTTTTCGAGGTTAAACAATGAATAAAAATAAACAAAGAAAAAGATATAACCGAGGAATGAGAATAGACTATACTCAAGGTGGTCGTGTAGGGTATCAAACTGGTGGCGAGAATGAACGTGATATTGCTATGGAAGATGAACGTAAACTTACTAGAGTAAATCAACCAGTTATTACCGAAAAAACTTCAACACCTACATCTACTCCGAGTCCTACACCTACTCCAAGTCCTACTCCGAGTCCTACACCTACTCCGAGTCCTACTCCGAGTCCTACACCTACACCTACAGAAACTCAAGACGAATTAGAAAATCCTTTAACTAAAAATTCGCCTTTAGGTGACTCTGTAAAACAAGGCAATTATTTAGCTAATCAAGGTACGGATGAAGCCACTGGTCCTTTAATGAAAATATTTTGGGTAACTGCTGATGGTCAAATAGGAAGTACAACTGAAGGATTTAGTAGAGTTCCTGATGAAAATAAAGGAAGAATTTATCGTACGCAAGAAGAAGCCACTGCAGCTATTAAAGCATATGACGATTATAAAACAGATTTACAAATTCAAAGAGATAAAGATTATAAAGAATCAACTAAAACAGGAGTAGGTGGAGCTTCCACAACTCAAGAAAGACGAGATAGAATTGATAGGGCTGCTGTTGCAATTGAAGCTGCTAGAGAAGGTAAAATATTTGATAAAGACGGAAACGAAGTTGATTTAAAAATTCCGGATGCAATTAAAGCAGGTGATGTTTATCGTGATGAAAATGGAAATCCAATTTTAGATGGGGATAATAATCCAATTCCTATAGTTAGAGATCAAGATGCTAGTGCTAGTGAAATTGCATCAGACCTTACTCGTAAAGTAACTGCTACTGAAGCCGGAGGGTATGTTAAAAATGAAGATGGTAGTATTGCTTTAGATGGTGATGGTAATCCAATACCTGTTATAAAAGATGAAACTGTTTCTACAGTTGACCCTTTACTTTTAGACAAGGCAAGTGTAGCCGGCTTAGATAAAATGAAAGCTGCTACGTATACTGCTGATACAATAGAAACTGCAGCTAAAGCTGTTGCTGCCGAGGGTGAAGTAGGTGAGGATTCATTAGCTAAAGCTGCTAAAGTAGATCGAGTTCCTAAGATTGATGCAGCCGAAGTTGAAATTGAAGAAGGTTCTTTAACTGAAAGAGTTATTGGAACTATTAGTGAAGGTGCTAAAGCGATTGCAGTAAAAAATGCAGGTAGTGATTTAAGAAAAATTACTAGAGCTAAAAAACAACTTAAACGTGCAGGTTTAACAGATGAACAAATTACTGAAATTGGAAATGATCCTGAAGCTTTAGAAGATAGATTAGCAGACTTTAGTGAAGAAGAGCGTGGTATCATAGAAGGATTACCAGAAGAAGCTTTAATGTCTACACAAATGAATGGATTATTAGAGGGAATAGAAAATGGTGAAATACCAACGTGGGCTTCTCCGGCAGTTTCTGCTGTAGAGCAAATGTTAGCACAAAGAGGGTTAAGTGCTTCAAGTGTTGGTAGAGATAATTTATTTAATGCAATTATTCAATCTGCCATGCCTATTGCTCAAAGTAATGCACAAGCTATTCAACAAGCGGTTGCTCAACAAAGAGATATAGAAGCTAAAGAATCAGAAGCCAATGCACAAAGAGCACAGCAAGTTGGCTTAACTAATGCTCAAAATGTTTTTAACATGGATATGGCTCAATTTAGTTCTGATCAACAGATAGCATTATCTAACAGTAAATTTTTACAAACAGTAAGTTTAACAAATGCAAGTAATAGACAACAAGCCATTTTACAAGATGCGGTCTTAATGTCACAAGCTAATTTAGCGGAAGCAGATTTCTATCAACAATCACAGATACAAAATGCTCAAGCTTTTTTACAGACAGATTTAACAAATCTTAGTAATCAACAACAGGCTAATGTTTTAAATGCTCAACAAGAACAACAAAGATTGTTAAGTAATCAAGCTGCAACAAATGCTGCATTACAATTTAATGCTGCTAGTGAAAACCAAGTGCAACAATTTGCTAAAGGCTTACAAGGTCAGATTAGTCAGTTTAATGCAGCTCAAAAAAATGCAACCTTACAATTTAATGCGACACAAGAAAATGCAGCAGAAGCAAGAAGAACTGCTAGAGAAGCAGACCTTGCTAAATTTAATGCACAGCTTGTAACACAAACTGATCAATTTAATTCACAACAAGAATTTCAACGTGTACAATGGAATGCACAAAATGCAGCAGCAGTTGAGGCTTCAAATATACAATGGAGAAGACAAACTAATTTAGCAAATACTGCAACACAGAATGCTATTAATCAACAAAATGCTCAGAATGCTTTTAATCTTTCAACACAAGCTCAAGCCTTTTTATGGCAAGAATTAAGAGATCAAGCAGACTTTGATTTTAGAGCAGTGGAAAATGAAGAAAATAGAAAAGCTCAAATTATTGCAACTGCATTAGCTAATGAAGGTGAAGCCGGTGAAAAATATGATGATTATTTAGCAACTTTAATTAACAGTATTTCAACATCATACAGAGCAGGATTAGGAGGATAACATGGGATTTTTAAGAAAAATAGGAAGAAAGATAGACAGAGGAATACGTAAAGTATTTGGTAAAAATGGATGGTTAAAAGCAGCAGCGACTGTAGCAGCATTATATTTTGTAGGTCCTGCAGCTATTTCTCAAGGTATTGGAAAGGCAGGAACAGCCATAAAAAAAGGCGTAGATTTTGTGGCAACAGCAGGAACGGGTAATCCAAATGCTTTTACAAGTATGACCGACTCTGTATCTAACTTTATGTCTACAGCTAGAACAGCTTTTACAGGAGGTGATATTTTATCCCCTTCTAGTGGAGCATCATCTAATTTTCCTCTAAAAGACTTTGCAAATAGTTTTAAATTTTTTGGAACTGAAGAAAATCCTACGTTTCTTCCATATGGTCAAAAACTTCAAGATATGGGAGCTGATTTAGCAATGCAAGGCATTTCTGGTGCAATTGTTGGAGCAGCGACAGGTGGTGAAGAAGAGACAGTTGGAAGCACTAAAGGAGTACAGTCTGCTCCTACGCAAGAAGCTCCATCTTATATGGCTCAACTAGATAACTTTATACAAACCTCGCCTACACAATTACCAACTATTAGTCTAGCTAATATTCCTCCAGTTTACGCAAAATTATCATAATATTATGGCAACCTCAGAAACAGCAATTAATTTTTTACAACGAAATCTAGATGTTGGACGACCTATTCCGGGTCAGTCTTTAACAAATGATCCAAAAAATCCTTATCCTTGGGAGCAGCCTCCAGAGTTTACTGATCCTCAAAGAGCAATGTTACAAATTTTTGAAACACTTACAGAAAAAGATACGTTATCAAATACATTGCTTTCGTTGGTTAAAGGTGTAAGTGTGATAGATATTTCATCGATTATTTTATATACCGGTTTTTTAGAAGGTAAATGGAATCCAGATTTAATGACTTTGTTAATGGAGCCAACTATGTATATGGTTATGTATTTAGGAGATCAGGCAGGAATTAACTATGACATAGATAGTAAAAAAGAAACTAATAAAGATGAACCTGAAGGGCAACAGCAAGTTGAATCATTAACTAAATCACTTGACGAACTTAAACAAATTGCTGCAGATAGAGTAAGTCCTATGTCAGTTTCAGATGAAATTACCAAAAATTTAGAAGCTATTAAAATCCCGCAAAGTTTGCTAAGTAGAGTTGAAGAAGAACAAGAAAACTCAAACATGAGTTTATTAAGTAGAGAGAAGTAACATGGTAGATAAATATACAGATTTATTAGGTGGTAATCAAACTTTTGCTCAAGTTGCAACATCGTTATTACAAGATCAACGAAGTAAAAATAAAAAAGATCGTAAGCGACAAAAACAAGCATTAATTGCAGGGGCTTTACTATCTGCATTTGATTATAATAAATTAAACAATGTAGCTAGAAATTTAGAACAAGCTGCTGTTGACAAACAGTTTGATATTGCAAACAAAGCTCAAGAATGGGAAGCATACTCTGCCTATGTTCAAGATGATAAACAATACAAACAAGCAGGTGGACAACAAAAACCTATTATAGATGCAGAAGGTAAAGAACAAGCAGTTATTAATCCTTATTTTAAATCAAAAGCTACATTAGTATTTAATGAACTTAATCCTAATTTTGATGCTCAATATGCCGGACGATCAGATAGACTTAGTGCACGACAACAAGAAATTGAACGAGTTGCAAAACAATTAGAAGAACAACATTTAAAAAAATCGAATATTTTAAATTTACAACCTGCAGCTTATAACTTAGATGCTAAACAATATGAAGAATATAAAAAGATTATACCAAGTGAAGGTAATTATCTAACAAAAGAAGAATTTTATAAACCTTATAATGATTACTATAGAAATAAAGAAAGAAGAATAGTTGATCCATCAGAGCGAAGTGCAGTACATGCTTTGTTTGGTTTGTTTGGTCCATCTAGAAAGCGTAGAGAAAATCTTGATGCTAAATTGGCTCAAGAAGAAGCAATAATAAATACATTAAATAATCAATATGAACAAGTATCCTCATTAATTGATCCATTGACGATTAGTTATACTGATCCAGATAAATTTCAATATAACCAAGGCGAAGCAATTTTATATGCAATGAATGAAAAAAATATTCCACAAGAATTTTTACGAAAAAATATTATTAGAAACTTACAAAGACCAAAATATAAAGATGGTGTATCGCAAAGCCAGTTACAAGCAATTATAATTACTGGAACTGTTGGCTTTGATGAATTAGTAGCAAAACGAAATCAAGCTCAAGACGAGTTTAAAATAAAATATCAACAAGAATTTGCAGTTGGAGATACACAAGCCACGCTTCCATTTGACACCGACCCTAGTACTGGTAAAAGATTTGTAAAAGCAGGATTTGAGGATGCATATGCACAATATGTTTCTTTAGAAAATGTTTTTATTGACTCAGAGTTAGGAATTGGAACAGAAAAATCACGAGCATTACGTGAAGCTACAGTTATGTTAGAGATTGAAAGAAAGAAACCAGTATCCAATCAAAATCGTGATTTAATTTTATACTATCAAGGTGTTATTGCTGATGCATCACAGTCTGACATAGCTCTTACTGCGACACGAGAAATTACAAATATTCTAGCAGATACATCCAGAACAAATAGTTTAATAACTGGCTATAAAAATTTTTTAGAAAAAGAAGAAATAAATGAAGAAGCAACACTAGAGGGTGCGAGATTATGGTTTATAGAAACATATCTTACAAATTATTTAGCAGTTCAAGAAGAAATTAAAAATCAAGCAGCACAATAAATAAATCTTTATGCCTATTATTCCTATAAATACAGCAGCTTCTATTTGGTCTTCGGATGAAGGTAAAAGAACTGTAGCCGGTGCAGTGGATAATATTGTTCGAGAGCCTATTGAGCTTTCGAGAATGTTTAAAGATCAATATTATTTTAGTAGACGTGATCCGCAAAGAATTAAAGATGAAGCTGCAACAGAAGCATTTTTAAAAGATATTAGTAGTAAAATTGTTGGGGAGCAAAACGTAGGAGAAACTCAAAGAGGTTTTTACGAAACAGGCGAACCTAAAATGGTTACAACAATTAAACGTCCAGAAGGAACAGTAGCAAATATTGTTCGAGATGGGGTAGCTTTTGCTACAGATTTTATAGGACTAGGTAAAATTACCAAACCTTTAAGAGCACCAGAATTATTTACTAAGTTAAAACAAACTGCTCCGATTAAAGGTAAAATTGCTGACAAGACAACGAAAGGTGCAGAAGCATTATTTAGAGCAGAAGCAACTACTCAACTTACCATTGATCCTTATAGAGATAACTTCGCAAACTTTATAGGGGATTATATTGAAGACGATAACGAAGGATGGCTTGGAGATATTGAAACATTTATTTTAGAACCTTTAGAGTCTCGTCAAGAGTATACACAAGCTGAAAATAGAATGAGATTACTTGCTGAAGGTATGATTATTTATGCCGGTATTGGTGCAACAGGAGCAGCCATAACATCAGATACTGTGGCTAGTTCTATTTCTAGAAACAAGGAAAGATTTATTGATGCTTTAAAATTATTACGAAATTCATCTGCCGACACTAAAGAAAAGTTTTTAAATAAACTTAGTTCTAGACGAAAACAACAAGATATTGTTCCTCCAGAAGTAAGAGTTTCTGCTGATTTAATAGAGTCTGCTCAAGCAAAAGACCCTAAAGCTCGTGTTCCTGATATTCAAGCATTAGATAATCAAGGAACTATATCACGAATATTTACAGATTTAAATTTACAGTTTAATAAAAATCCATTAGTACGAACACTTGAAGGTTTAAGATTACGAACGTTTACTTCTAGGGGTAATATGACTCCTGAGATGCATGAAAGATTTTTAAAAACAGAAAATACTAAAGCAGCTTGGTCTACAACGATTGATTTTGTTGCTCAAGATTTAACTTATTCGTTAGATAAAATTGCTAAATTAACTAGTAAAAATAAAATTTCTAATTTTAAAAGTAAAGACGAATTATTAAATCAAGTTAATTTAGTATTGTTTAAAGATTTTCGTTTACCTACTACAATTACAGATTCTAAAATAACTCCAACTAGAAAAGTTGTTAGGGCTAGATATCAAGGACCAACTTTTGAAAAAGAACTTAAAAAGTTACCAAGAGAATTGCATGTTCCTATTCGTCAAGCTAGAAAATTACAAACTGATATAAGTAAATTATTTTTAAAGTCAACTGCAATTGATAAAAGTTTTAAAGAATCTATTGTTAAAGAGTTAGACACTTACTTTAAAAAAGCTTATGAATTTTATGATAATCCAAACTACAAACCTAAAATTAGTGATAAGTTAGCTAAAGATTTAATTGAAGTTGAAACAGTTGAAATTATAAGAAAAGCTAGAGCCAAAGAAAAATTAGATAGGCAAAAGGGTAAAAACGTAGTTCCTAAAACAGAACAAGTTGCTCGTGCAGAGGCTGAAGGAACAGTTAGGGAGCTTATTGAAAAACAAAAATCCGGAGGGTTAAAAGGACAACAAGATACTTTGGACTACTTAAACAGTAAAGAATTTGCTTCTAGAATTTATTTATCTCCTGAGTATAGCAAACTTATGAAGGAAATTACTGACCCTGTTTCTAGAATTATTAATTCTACTAAAAAATCAGTTGACTACGTACTTAATAAAGAATTCTATAAAGAAGAAGCTGAAAGAGGACTTAATGTTATTTTTTACAAAGAAAAAACTGGTATTTTTACAAAAGAAATTCCATCTGGTTTTGGAGAGTTATCAGGATTATATACGACTCCGCAGCTAAGAAGTTATTTAACTACAAATGCAGACGATTTTTTAGAAGGAAAATATATTGGGGCTATACTTAGACCTTTATTACAATATAAATATGCTGCTCAAAAAACAGCTACCGTTTATTCAGGTATTACAAATATTAAAAATGGGGTTGGGATGATGCAAGGAAGTTTGCAAGCCGGTGTAAATCCTTTAAATCCAGATAGAGCTAAAACCGTATTAGCAGCTTTAGAAACTCAATTTGTAAAAGTTAGTCCTAAAGAACAACAAGAATTTTTTACCAAATTAACTAACTATGGTTTAATTGGAAAAAGTACCATAATAGGAGATTTAAGAGGACTTGCTAAAGATTTAAAAAATAATGCATTAATAGATAAAGTTCCCGGACTTAATAGACTTGATCAAACCGCTACAAAATTTTATCAATCGGTTGATGACTTTGGTAAAATTAATATGTGGTTAGATGAAATAGAAAATTTAAAACAATTTAACGCAGCCTTACCAAAAGGAGCAAAGTTTAATCGTTTTAGAATTGCAAATATAGAAGAGGAAGCTGCTCGTTTAACTAGAATGCATTTACCTAACTACGATATGATTCCAAGAAATATTCAAAAGATTAGAAAAATTCCATTTATAGGTGCATTTTATTCTTTTACTGCTGAAGCTTTAAGAAATACATTAAATAATCTTGGAACAATAATTAGAGATACTAGTAGAGTTGCTTCATTACGAAGTGCAGGAGCAACTGAGGCTGCCAACATTCTTCAAAAAAGATTAACTAAAAGAGTAGTTGGTTTTACAGCAATGATTGGTGCAGAAGAGGCAACTCGACAGACTTTTAATTCTTTATATAATATTTCGGATGCAGAAATTGAAGCTATTAAAGTTATCTCGCCAGATTATTATAATAATGTAATTGTAAGTAGAAATGAAAATAATTCTCCTGTGGTGTTTAATTATGGAACATGGGATTATGCAAATTTTCCTAAATTACAATATGAATTTTTAGCAGACATACCTGAAAATATAACTGAACAACAAGTAGAAGGAGCATTAAAAGATTATATAACACGATGGGCAGATAAAACTTTTTCATCGTTTGTTGGACCTTCTATTACGCAAAATACTATTAATCAATTTTTTGCAAATGGAGAAAATGAGTTTGGAGGAGTAATGTATAATCCTCTTGATCCGACTGATAGATATAGACAATCTAACAGTATGCTTGAAAGAATTACAGATAGTAATAATATAAAAATATTCAGTCTGAATTTAGCAAAAGCTTTAGTTCCTCCCGAAGCCAGACGAACAGTAGAATATTTTCAAACTAAAGATTTTAATAGAAATGATTTTGATCAAGACGTTGATCCACTAACTCGTTTATTAATTGGAGGAACTTATCAAACTTTAAATAAAGAATATTTAGAAACAAAATATAAAATTGAAGTAAGTAAATTTATAGATATTAAAAAACAAGCTGAACGAGAACAATTTGAAGGAGTCAGACAAAAATCAAATAATCAAATTTTTGCAAAAAATTATTATGATGCTAATAGAGCTTTTGCTAAAAAATATGCTAAGTTTGCAAAGCTTACAAATGCAATGCAAATATTAGGAGTAGATACATTAGAGATTCTTGAAGATTCTAGACTTGATGCACAAGACGTGGATTATTTATCAAACGTAAATAAATCAACAATTTATTTTCCATCTCTTGGATTAAGTGAAAAATTAAATGCTGATGGCACTGATTTAAGTTTTAAAATCGATGCTGGCATTGCAAGAAAAATTTACGAAAATAAATTTAACAATTTAGATAATTTAAAATTAAATAAAATTATTCTTGATATGGATGCACAATTTAGAACGTATCCTTTATTAATTCAACCTGAATCTGAAGAAAAATATATAGAGTTTCCTAAGTTTGAAAGAACGAAAAAAACAACAGGAGGTCTTATTGAAGGTGTTATCGATGTGCCATACACTAAAGAAGAACCTGAAGAAAGAATTAATCCATTTACCGGAGAACCTTATACTGCTATTTATAATCCAACAAGAGTACAATTAGAAGAAGGCGGTCCAGTTGGTGGAAGAGATAAACTTGGTAAAACTCAAATACCTGCACTAACTGAAAAAGAGTTTGCGTACTTGTTAAATGTTTCTAAGTCTGATGAGGTTGAACCTTCGGAAAGACAGTCAGCTTTAAAACAAATTACACAAGGAATGGATGCATCTGTGAAAGGAATCTCTAAAGGTCTGTCAAGTTTATTTTCTACTTCTCAAGGATTAACAGAGGAACAAATTTTATATTTACAAAGATTAAAAAAAAATGAAGGTGGAAGAGTTGCTCGTAAAAAAGAATATAAAGAAAAACTACAAGAACTTGAAGACTTTATAAGTAAAAATAGGTTAGTATCAAAAGAAGCTCAGATGAATCAGATGATGGGGGAAGGATATCGTGATCCTAGATTTATTGCTACAACTGGTAATGAACTAATTGATAAATATGGATTACATCCATTAGCTCCGGAGGGAAGTGGTCAAGTTTTGTATGATAAACAATTGGGATTACAGGTGTCGTCAGACAAAGATGCTAGTGTAATTGATACTGATACAAGTTTAAGTGCTGAAACTTTAGGTACATATAGTCCTTCTTCTGATAAATTAAAATATCAAAGTATGAATTATGATTTAGGACTTACCGATACTACTCCAGAAGAAATTCAAGTGCATGAAATTATACATCGAGCCGATAACCGATCTGGCTATAAAGAACAGAGAGAAAAAAGATTAATAGCAAAATTACCTAAAAATTTAAAAGTATATGGTAGAAAGTATTTTTCTCCTATAACAGAAGAAATATTAGCACATGGATTACAACATAAATTAGCAGGTGGTAACTTTAGTGATGAAGAATTAACTGATCAAGTAAAATTTAGAATTGGTAAATACAAAAGAAAGTTTAAAAATCCTAAAAAAATTGAAGAAGAATTATTACAAGCAATGCCTATTATTGTTGAAGATTTTGAAAGCTATTTAAAAGAAATTGATGCACAATGAAATACAACGACTACTTAGAGCACCTTGAACTTAGAGAAGGTAACGAGGAGTGTGTATATCTTGACAGTCTTGGCAAGCCTACATGTGGTGTAGGGCACTTGTTGACTGAAAGAGAACGTCAAGTCTACCAAGTAGGTGACGAAGTTTCAGAAGAACAAAGAACTGTATGGTTAGAACACGATGCTGCAAAAGCATGGGAAGCTGCAGCACAACAAATGGAAGATTTAAATATTGAAGACGTGGAGTTTATTATAGCTTTAGGTTCAGTAAACTTTCAATTAGGCACAAAATGGATGAATAAGTTTCCTTCTGCTTATAAAGCTTTGAAGGATAAAGACTATGATGAAGCTATTTATCAAGTCTCAACAGGGTCTGGTAAAGATGGTCAATCCAAATGGAAAGAACAAACACCAGTAAGAGTTGAAGATTTTGTGACAGCTATTGACAAATTGAAATAAGGACGCTATAATGATATTGTACTTAGAGGATCAACTCGAAGGATGCTACAGGCAATACTGCCTACATCAAATCAAGCAAGACATGCCATTCATGAGTCTCGACGATTTTAGAAATATGTTTGAAGACTTAATGGAAGTTATATACAAGGAAGACGAATGAAAGATATGCTAAAGAATCTAGTAGGTGCTGTTGCTCCTACGATAGGTACTGCTCTTGGTGGACCGATGGGTGGTATGGCAGCTAATATGATAGCCGATGTGTTAGGAGTACCTAATACACCAAAGGCTATTGAGAAAGCTATTCAAGAAGCTACACCTGAACAGATGCTTGAACTTAAAAAGGCTGAACAAGAGTTTGAAATTCAAATGAAAGAACTTGATGTAGATGTCTTTAAGTTAGAAGTAGCTGATGGTCAAGATGCTAGAAAAACTTTTAGTAAAGATTGGACCGCTAGAATTGTAGGTGTATCAGTAGTAGGTGGATTTATGGGTTACATATTCTTAGTAACTTTACAGCCACCAGAACAAAATTCAGAAGCTCTAATAAACTTAGTACTAGGTTACTTAGGTGGTTTAGCTAGTGCAGTCATTAGCTTTTACTTTGGAGCATCACATAAATCAGATTAATGAAACAAACATTAAAAGATATTATAGAAGAAGGAAAACAGGATTCTCAAGATAATTGTTATAAAGGATTGTTTTGGGATTTTAAAACAGAAGAATTCCTAAGATGGAATGAACTTAATAAAAAGGAGCGTAAATAAACTGAAGGCAGTGACCAGTAGTGTCTGCGTTGTATGTATAGTTTGTTGGGCATATGTAATAGTTTCGGGATACTATTACTTTTTCTAACAAATATAAAAAACTAAGCAAGAATTTAAAAGAACGCTATTGTTAGCTTCACAGGGAACTTGCACTTTAAAATTGGAGAGGTATGAAAAAATTATTAGGCACACTAATTTTATCATTGTTTGCCACTGTATCTTATACAGATCAAACTGGTGATTGTACAGCAGGAGATCAATACTGCGAACAGAATAGTTTAACTACAACTAATACTACAACTACGACTAATACAAATACAAACACCAATACAAATACTAATACCAATACTAATACAAACACGAATACTAGTACGAGTACATCAACTGCTACGAATACAAATAATAATACTAATACTAATACAAATACTAATACCAATACAAACAATAACACGAGTGTAAATACCAATACAAGTACAAATGTAAATACAAATACATCTAATGCTACAAATCAAAACACTAATGTAAATACAAATACTTCGACAAGTACAGTAAACTCAAGCGTAGATCAGAATGTTACAAACACAAGTAACAGCACGACAAACAATACAAATACAAATGTAAACACGTCAAACTCTACAAGTACATCAAATAATACGAATACAAATGTAAATCAATCTAGTTCCGAGTCCAATGTCACGACTGATAACACGAATAATAATACCAATAATAACAATACCGTATCTGATAATACTAATAGAAATATTAACGAATCAAATTCTACCCAGACTATAAATCAGAATGTAAAAACAAAAGCTCCTCCTGCTTCTGCTATCGCCCCAAGCATTATGAGTTACTCTCAAGACCTGTGTACAACAGGAGTCTCAGGAGCTTTTCAAGGGCAGATATTTGGTATATCAGGTGGTAAAGCAGTACGTGATGAGAACTGTGAACGATTAAAACTTTCTAAGTATCTATACGATACTGGTATGAAAGTTGCTTCTGTATCAATACTTTGCCAAGATGCAAGAGTTTTTAAAGCAATGGAAATGGCAGGAACTCCATGTCCTTATCAAGGTAAGATAGGTAAAGAGGCTGCTCAGTATTGGAAAGAAAATAAACAAGATAGACCAGACTATCTAGAACTAAAAGAAAAGTATATAGCACATTGTAAGACTACCAGAAATGGAAAAGGAAAAAAGAAATCAGGAAGAACCTGTAGAAACGAGTTCTATGCCTCAAACTAAAAGTGATCTACGACAAGTACTTGAACTTTTAGCTGCCCTTACTGTTGGGATTACTCTTTTAGTTGTCTCATTAAAAGTAACAGCTTCCTATATATACGAGAATGATCAAAACCTTTTTGACCTAACAAATCAAACAGGCACTACAAATCTAAACTCAGGTGATGATCAGTTATCTGCAGCATTTAATCTAGACAATTCATTTACCTTTTATGGTACGAGCTATGATTCAGCACGTATGGCTACGAATGGTTGTCTACATTTTGGTTTAGGTACAGGCAATATCAACTACAATAATTATTGTGGTGACTATACACCTGACCCACTGCCTCAGTACACTAATACACTATTCCCCTTCTGGACAGATTTAATTAGAGATAGTAATTCTAAAATGCTTGCTAAGAACTTTAATGACAAAGCTGTATTTGGTTGGTATAACCTAAGAGAATATAATAGAAGCGGATCAGATAATAGTTTTGAAGTTGTATTATGGAACAATAATACCTTTGAGTATAGATATGGTGAGCTAGATATTATACAACATGATGTACTTATAGGTGAACAAGGTAGTACTTCACAATACTATCAGTATCTTTTCCATGATGAATGCAATACAGGTACAACAAACGTAGCAGGTACGTGTGTTAGTGTAGACTGGAATAACTCGTCAAGTAATACATTGCTAGAAAATGGTGGTAGTTTATATGGTTTAGGTTCTGGAAATGCTATTGATTGTAGTAATCCTTTGAATGATGCTAGTTGTTCTGGCTATGCAGCAGCGTATTTAAATCAGCAATGTGGTCTTAATCCTTTATACGATACTGCTTGTCCTAGTTATTGGGAAGCTTATGATGATCAGCAGTGTGATGAAGACCCACAGTATGCTCCGTTCTGTGCCGGATATAGGCAACGAGAATCAGTAGCGTACTTTGTAGAGGAAGAGTTTGATTATGGGTATGAAGAAGAACATCATCAACACCACGATGAATTCTTGTTTGAAGAAGAATGGTACGAAGAGCCGGTAAATGATTATGTAGTTATTGGACCAATGCAAGATCATGGTGAACCTCTTCTACATATGTTTGATATGCCTCACGAAGAAGAAATAATATTTTTTGAAGAACCAATCTTTGAAGAGTTGTTTATAGAAGAACACTTTGAAGAACTTCCTGCAATCGAAGAAGAATACTTAGTCTTTGAAAGACTTGATGAACCTTTACCATTTTTAAATATCCTACCAACAGATGAACTTATAACTTTGTATGAGTTTGAAACAATAATAAGAGAAGAAATAGAACATGAACATAGAAATAATGAAGAGCGTGAACGAGAATCTTTTGAAGACTTGGAAGAACTTGAAGAATGGTTTGAAGAAGAAATGGAACAGTTGGCAGAAGCTGATGAAATCATCGAGATTACAGAAAGTCGTGAAGAACTTCTTGCCGAAGCCGAAGAAGAAGGTGAGTCCGAAGAAGAAATCGAAGAACTTATCGCAGAACACGAAGAAGAAATCAACGAAGAAAGGAGCTCAATAAGAGTATCTGCATTGGATGTTGTAGCTAGTACTATGCAGACCGCAAGGAATAGTGTTTCTAGCTCCATAGGTGGCACGAGAGCAACGAATCGAACTGCATCAGTAGCCTCAGTTACAAACAGTGTAAGTAGCTCTTCTGGAGCTTCTATTTCATCAACCGGTGGAGTGAGTACAACAAGCTCTCCTAGTATGTCTGATCAAATTGTTTCAGCATCTGTTCAAACTCAACAAGTTTTATCAATGAGCTCAGATATGGAGGTGTCTTCGAGTGCATCTACAGTCACAATAAATATTATGCCGGACCTTGATGGTACTCCACAAGTTGCAATGGCAGATGTTCAGGTCCAAGATATGCAAGGTGAAATAGATACTGCAATCTCAGGAGTCATGACAGTAAGTGAAGCTGATCAAATTGCTGATCAAATAGTTTCACAGAATATAGCACAACAACAAGAACAAGCAGAAACTGAACAAGAAGAAACCGGACAGTACAGTGACGAGTCTACCTTAGTTGCATACTTAGGATACGTTGTAGGATTTGATAGCTATCGAGATGCTCAAATACCACAGCAAGATACTTGGTACGAACCAAGGGCTATATATACAGGTGCTACCATTGATGATAACACCCAAGCTTTCTACGGTCTTGCTAGTGTAAGCATTGATAAGCTTACAGAGCTACAAAGTCTACAACCAAATTTATATTAGTTTGCTAAAGGATTTTTATTATCATCTAAGATATTATCAATCTCATCTTGTATAAATCTTATTTGAGAGTCTATAGCAACAATATCCTGACTCAGTTGATTAGATGTTTCAGCTATATTTTTTAAAGAAGGATTAATACCTTCGTCAATACTTTTATTTATATACTCTACTGATGTTTCTATAGCTGCAAATCTTTCTTCAATTGCTTGCTGTGCTGATTCAGTATCACTAATCCCACCTATGGCTGCTTCAAGATTTTCTAATCTATTCACATAAGTAGCACCAGTATAACCAAACCCTGCAAGGGTAGCTACGATACTAACTAAAGCTATAAGTTGTGTAGTTTTATTTTCAAACCATTCCATATTTTTCTCCGTTAATTAATTTTAGCATTCAAAGCATCAAGTTCAGATTCTAATTGATTATGTATATCTAATATCTTCTGTCTTGATTCTCTAATTACTGTCTCTACTATTTTTAAGTCATAACCTTTAAATATCTTCTTAGCATCTTTTAAAGGTAAGCCACTTGTTTCCGTAACCAAGCGACCTTTGCTATCAAAAAGTATGTGGAAGGATAATATATTCGCTTCCTGTGCTTTCATTTTATATCTCCGCAAATGCAACTTTGTCTTGCTTTCCTCTTAGTCC